GGAGGATTATGAGGCTGCGGCCAAGGAATTCGATGCGGACGGTGACTCTCAGTTGGCCAAAGCAGCGCGAGCTAAGGCTGATGGCGTCCGTAAGACCGTGAGTGTGAAGCAGCAGCAGGTTCAACAGGAACGCTTTACGAGGACTTGGTCAGATAATTTCAACAAGTTGTCCGAGAAAGAGACTTGGTGGAAGGATCAGTCCAGTAACGAGTACAAGCGAACGGTTGAGTTGTTGCAGCGCATTCCGATCTTAACAACGCTGCCCAATGGGTTAGCCCATGCGGTAGAATTGATGAAGCTCCAAGATACTGCGGGTAGATCTCAGTCACTTGAGTCCGAGAATAAGTCTCTGAAAGAACAGCTCAACAAGCTCCAGCAGAAGACCGCCATTGGTAAAAGCGTTCCGGCAGGACAACTCAAGACCGAGGAGAAAGATTTCTCACGGTTATCCATGAAGGAGCAAAGGGATGCGCTCATGCGAGCGACACGAGAGTTCGACCGGGAAAGCAACCAATAGCACAACCACAACTAAAATATGGCAGGCATTACTAATTCAACCACACTTACAAACCAGTTCCAGAACTTCTTCAGCAAGGAGCTTCTCTCGATCGTCCAACAGGAGACGATTCTTGATCAGTTTGCCACCAAGGCTACGATCCCCAAGAACAACGGTAACCAAGCCATCACGATGTTCCGCTTTGGTTCGCCGAGCGTTGCTGATGTTAAGACGTTGACTGAGGGTACGGCAATCGGTTCCGCGAACTACCGTAATCTTGTTCTTAACAAGCTAACCAAGAGCCTCTCTCAGTACGGTCAGGTGATCGGATTGACCGACATCCTCCGCGCTACGGACCTGTTCAACTCCCTCCAGCAGGCCACCAAGACCTCCGGTATGGACATGGCCCTCTGGGTTGACTCGGTGATTCGTAACACCTTGGTCGGCACGAATCTCACGGCCAGCGGGATGTGCGAGAGTGGGAAGACGTTCTATGTTACTTATCGGGCCATAATGGACCAACCGATAAGTACCACGTCATTCGGATATGCTCCTATCATGCATTGCAACTACGTGCAAAAGATAAGCGGATTCACCGATAACAATGGGTTGAGCTACTACCTGTCTGCGAGGTTCCCAGCACTTGCATTCCCGTTCATGAGAAGGTCCACCGATTTCACATCGTTCACTGGATATGGATGGACATGTAACAAGGTTCAATTGCTGGTGGCTAAAGTCAATTCGGAGGACGACATGGGTCTGGGCTATATACCAACAAATTCATGGAGAGCGATATCCGACCTGACCATTGGTGGCAATGGAATAGTTTCCGGATCGTCCTATTCGGCCACCGTGGATCCATCTGAATTGATAGGACATCAGTTCATTGTATCCAATGAGGATTATGTCAGCGGGTCAACATATGACCTGTCAGAACATTATCCGGGCTTCTTCACGAACACGGACTACAAAAGTACGACGGACAACCAATTGGGTCTCACCTACGGGAACGAGATCCTGTTCCCCGGAGTGATAAAGACGGTGATCGCCGCAACGGCGTTCAACCAAAGGCGGATTATCTCACCGCCATAAGGGCAGTTGGTCGCTTATCGCGCGACTGCGCCGTCTGCGGTAATGCGTTTAGTCGAAGATCCAATGGCCGCGACGCTGGGCTTTGCTGCTCTAGAGAATGTGGGTTCGAACTGTTGCGTAGACGTAGCGTAGAGCAGAAGGCATCTAAGCCAGTCGCTGCTCCTGTTGTCCGTCACTGCACTTATTGCAACGAGGCCCTTGAAGGACGCCGAAAATTATACTGTGAGCCATGTGGGCGTGAACACTGGAAGGCCGTAAGCCTTGCTGGCTACAGAGCTTCACGCAAGGGCGAATGCCCTGACTGCGGGGGCGCGCTGTCTAACGACGGGTCGTGGCAACGTAGGTGTGGGCCATGCCGCGACGCAAGATCAAAGGCTGCAAGGGTGGCTTCTCGACAGAGCGCTACGCACAAGGCGCGCAAACGGGCGGAAAAGGCGCGGCGTAGGGCAGTGGAGCGTGGGGGAGAGGCAGAGCGCTTTGACCCATTTGAGGTATTCGAGCGCGATGGCTGGCGCTGTCACTTGTGTAAAAGGGCAACGCCCAAGCGGTTGCGTGGAAGTTACGCGCCCAACGCGCCAGAATTGGACCACATTATCCCGCTCGCCAAGGGCGGAAAGCACACACGGCTGAACACGGCCTGCGCATGTAGGCAGTGCAACGGCATAAAATCGGACCGCATTCTAGGCCAGCCGAGCCTTCTGGCTTTGGTTGCATAGGTGCCGGTTACGTCATTCGAGACTTCAACCTTATGGCCAACCCAAGAACGCCGGTCGACAAGGCGAAGGTGACTGGCACCGATAGCCTGCACCCAAGTCGCCACAAAGGCCGCAGCGACCCGAAATCTGCCCCTCTTGGGCAGCCTTCCAAGTTCCTTGACGAGCATGGCAGGCAGGCATGGGAGGGCTACCGGGCCGAACTGCCTTGGTTGATGGAAGCCGACCGATCGTTGGTTGAAATTGCCTCAAGCGTTCGCGGCCGGTTGCTGGGCGGGCAGGATGTCGGCGTAACTGCGCTGAGCATGTTGCAATCGATCCTGTCGAAGATGGGCGGCACGCCTGCCGATCGCAGCAAGGTCGGCGCGCCAGACGAGGAACCCGAAGCTGATGAGTTCTTCGGCAACGCCTGATCGCGGAACCCAATACGCGATCGACGTTCTCGCCGGGGGGTTCATTGCTGGCCCGCATATCCGAAACGCCTGCCGTCGCCATCTGGACGATCTGGAGCGGGCGCACGAAAGAGGTTTCCACTACTCGGTCGAGAAAGCCGAGCGCGTCCTACGGTTCTTCGAAACTAAGCTACGACTGAACGGGGGGCAATTCGAGGGCAGGCCTTTCCTGCTGCACCCCAGTCAAGCGTTCAAGCTGTCCTGCCTGTTCGGCTGGGTTCGCGCAGACGGCACCCGCCGCTTCCGCCGCGCCTATATCGAGGAAGGCAAGGGCAACGGGAAAAGCCCCTTCGCGGGCGGCATCGGCCTTTACGGCATGATGGCGGACGATGAAGCGGGCGCAGAGATTTACGCGGTCGCGGCGCATCGGGATCAGGCGAAAATCCTGTTCAACGATGCTGTCGCGATGGTCGATCAGTCGCCCGATCTTGTCAGCCGGATCACGCAGAGCGGCGGGCCGGGCCGGGTCTACAATCTGGCCTGGCTGCCAAAGGGGTCATTCTTTCGTCCGCTGAGCAGGAGCGCTGGCAAGTCTGGCTCCGGTTTGCGGCCTCACATTGGGCTGGCCGACGAAATGCACGAGCATCCGAACCGCGATGCGGTGGAGATGATCGAGCGCGGTTTCAAATTCAGGCGGCAGCCGCTGCTGTTGATGATCACCAACAGCGGGTCAGATCGCAATTCCATCTGCTATGAGGAGCATGAACACGCGGTCAAGGTGGCCGCAGGGACAGCGACGCCGGGCGAAGATTTCGCCTATGTGGGCGATCCGATCGATGACACCACGTTTTCGTTCGTTTGCTCGCTCGACCCTGGCGATGACCCGCTTGAAGACCCATCGTGCTGGGCAAAGGCCAACCCGCTGCTCGGCACGATTCTAACGGAGGAATATCTTGCGGGCGTCGTTGCGCAGGCCAAAGCGATCCCCGGCAAGCTGAACGGCATACTTCGCCTTCACTTCTGCGTCTGGACCGACGCGGACACGGCATGGATGTCGCGCGCGGTGCTGGAGCCTTGCCTCGCTGATTTCGACATCGCCGAACATTACGGCAAGAAAATCGCCCAAGGCATCGACCTTAGTCAATCGCGAGATTTGACCGTCAAGGCCAGCATCGTGGAAACGGGCAGCGTCGAAGTCGAGGTGATGATCGATGATCGCCCGGCGATCGTGTCGAAGCCAACCTATGACGCATGGATTGAGGCTTGGACGCCGAAGGATACGCTTTCGGAGCGCGCGCTAAGGGACAAAGCACCCTACGACGTTTGGGTGCGTGACGGCCATCTGCACGCGCCAAAGGGGCAAAGCATCCGGTTCGATCATGTCGCCCAATCGCTGGCCGATGATGACCGTAATTTCGATATCGTGGCAGTCGGGTATGACCGCTACGCCTTCCGCCGGTTCGAGGAAGAATGCAACGAATTGGGCTTGAGCATCCAGTTTGTCGAGCATCCCCAGGGCGGCACGAAAAAGGGCAAGCCCACTGAGGCGATGATCGACGCTGCCAAGGCGAAAAGCACGGAGCCGGAAGGTCTGTGGATGCCGGGCAGCGTCCGCGAACTGGAAAGCGCCATGATGGAAGGCCGCATCCGGTTGAAGCGTAACCCGGTGCTGATCTCGGCAATGATGAGCGCGGTTACGGACGAAGATCGCTGGGGCAACTACTGGCTGGCAAAGGAGCGCGCTGTGAACAAGATCGACGCTGCTGTTGCGCTTTGCATGGCCATGGGTGTGATTGTGCGGGTGCCGACCGATAGCGGCACGGTTTACGCCGGTCGCGGCCTGTTGGTGCTGTAATGGGGCTATTCTCCCGACTATTCGGAACAGCAACAAGCCCGCCACCTCGCGCTGCATACCAGTCGCCCGATGGTGGCGTCATCATTCGGACAGCCCAAGAGCTTGAAGCTGCTTTAACGGCAGGGGCGGAAAGCGCTTCCGGCACGCGTGTCACGCCCGAAACAGCAATGCGGGTGGCAGCGGTTTACGCCTGCGTGCGGATTATTTCTGGTGCAGTCGCGAATCTGCCGATCGATATCAAGCGCCGGGTCGATGATCGAACAAGGGAGGATGCTTCAGACCTCGCCATATGGACGACGCTTCGCCGCCGCCCGAACAAGTGGCAAAAGCCCGCGCAGTTCAAGCGTATGATGCAGGCCCACGTCCTGCTGCGCGGCAATGCCTACGCGGCCAAGGTCAAGAATTTCCGGGGCGAAGTGCTGGCACTGATCCCCCTCCATCCTGACCGGGTGGAGGTCAAGCAACTGGACGACCTTTCGCTCGAATATCTCTACACCCGCAAAGACGGCGGGCGGGTGCGCTACAAGCAGGATGAGATGCTGCACCTGATGGGCCTTACCCTGGACGGCATCAAAGGCGTCTCGCCCATCGCCTACGCACGCGAGAGCATCGGGCTTTCGATGGCGATGGAGCGGCAGGGCGCAGCTGTATTCAGGAACGGCGCGCGTGTGAGCGGGATGCTTTCCCACCCCAGCAAGCTCGGCAAGGAAACCGTTGAGACGTTGCGGGCTTCGCTTCAGGAGTTCCGCGAAGGTGGCGCGCTGGAGGGCAAAGACCTCGTTCTTGAAGAGGGTATGAAATACGAACGGATGGCCATGACGCAGGAGGATGCGCAATGGATCGAAAGCCGCAAATTCTCCCGCTCGGATATCGCCATGTTCTTCGGTGTCCCGCCTCACATGATTGGCGATACCGAGAAAAGCACAAGCTGGGGCAGTGGCATTGAGCAGCAGTCGCAGGGCTTTGTAACCTACACGCTCGAAGATCACCTGACCATGTGGGAGGAAGCTGTAACAGCCGACCTCAACACTGATCCACTGGTCTATGCCCGGTTCAAACGAGAGGCGCTTGTTCGTGGCGACCTGAAGGCGCGCTGGGAAGCGCATGTCAAATCGATGCAGTGGGGCGTTCGCAGCCCCAACGAAATCCGCACCATGGAAGATGAGAACCCCCGCGAGGGCGGTGATGTTTACTACGACCCACCGAACGCGGCGGGCGGTTCAAATGGAGATACGGCCAATGAGCCTGCGCCAACTTCCTGAAGCAAAATCGTTCCAGCGCCCGAACAATTTTCAGTGGGACGCCCCGTCCGATATTCTGGCCAAATGGTCGGAAGGCCCGATGGCGGCGGAAGCTGATGAGCCTAACACGATATCGATCTACGACGTGATTGGCGAAGATTCGTGGACAGGCGGCGGCTTCACTGCCCGGCGCATGGCTGGCGCGCTTCGTGCCATCGGCAAGACCGATGTGACGGTCAACGTCAATTCGCCCGGCGGCGACATGTTCGAGGGCATCGCGATCTACAACCTGCTGCGCGAACATGATGCGAAGGTGACGATCAATGTCATGGGGCTGGCCGCGTCTGCCGCGTCGATCATCGCTATGGCTGGTGATGAAATCAACATGGGGCTTGGTAGCTTCATGATGGTGCATAACGCTTGGGGCGTGACAGTGGGCAATCGTCACGACTTTGCGCAAGCGTCCGACCTGTTCGCGGGCTTCGACGCAGCGATGGCGGATATTTATGAGGCCCGCACCGGCATGAAGCGGGCGGAAATCGAAAAGCTGATGGATGCTGAGACGTTTATGGGTCCAAGCGATGCTGTCAGGAACGGCTTTGCGGACGCGGTTTCGGACGCGATTAACGCCCCATCTGCCGATGCAAAGAATTTGGACCGGGGGCTTATGGCCCGCCGCCAGACTGAAGCCGCGCTTGCGAAAGCCGGCTTCACCCGCAACGATCGCAAAGACATGATCGCTGCACTTACTGGCCCGCGCGATGCAGCCAGCCCCGCCCCGCGTGATGCAGGCGTTTCTGCCGCTGCGATCCAGCAGCTTATCGAAACCATCCGGGCCGCGTAAGCCCAACAGGAGCAATCAAAATGACCAAGGCAAACACCCGCGTTCGCGGGATTGTCGGCGTGCGCGCGGAAGCGGGCGACATCGGCAAGGTTCTCAATGAACTGCAAAAGACGTTCGCTGACTTCAGGTCGGAGCGCGACAAGGAACTAGCCGATATCAACGCCAAGCTGGGCGACGTGGTCCAGACCGAGAAGGTTGACCGCATCAACGCGGAAGTCACCCGGCTTCAGCAGTCGTTCGATGAAGCCAGCCAGACCATTCAGGCCATGAAGGCCGGTGGCGGCTCTGGCGCTGCCGCTGATCCCGACAAGGCGGAACATGCGACCGCTTTCAACAAGTGGTTCCGCAAGGGCGTGGACAACGGTCTGGCCGACCTTGAAGTCAAGGCCAAGCTGACCACGCAGTCGGACCCGGACGGCGGCTATCTGGCGCCGGAGGAAATGGAATCCGGCATTGATCGCGTTCTTGGCACCGTCTCGACCGTGCGCTCGATTTCGCGCGTCATCGGTGTTTCCACCGACGAATATGCAAAACTGGTGAATATGGGCGGCGCGTCGTCCGGTTGGGTCGGCGAAGAGCAGGAACGTCCCGAAACCGACAGCCCGACGCTGCGCAAGATCATCATCAACACCGGCGAAATTTATGCGCAGCCTGCTGCGACGCAGCGTTCGTTGGACGATGCTGCGATCGATGTGGCTGCTTGGCTGGCCGATGAGGTCGCCATCGAATTTGCCGAACAGGAGGGCGCTGCCTTCGTGAGCGGCAATGGCGTCAACAAGCCCCGTGGCATCCTCGCCTATGACACGGTGGCGAACGCCTCCTATGAATGGGGCAAGCTCGGCTTCACCGTCTCCGGCGCGGCGGCTGCGTTCGCCTCATCCAACCCGGCTGATGCGATCATCGACCTCTATTATTCGCTGAAGTCGGGCTATCGCAACGGCGCGTCGTTCCTGACCTCGGATGCGGTCATGGGCACCATCCGCAAGTTCAAGGATGGTCAGGGCAACTATCTGTGGGCACCGCCCACCGGCCCCGACATGCCCGCGACCATCCTGGGCAAGCCTGTTGCCACCGACGACAACATGCCCGCGCTGGGTGCCAACGCCTTCCCGGTCGCGTTCGGCAACTTCCAGCGCGGCTATCTGGTCACTGATCGCCTGGGCGTTCGCGTCCTGCGCGACCCCTACACCAGCAAGCCCAACGTGCTGTTCTACACGACCAAGCGCGTTGGCGGCGGCGTCGTCAACTTCGAGGCGATCAAGCTGCTGAAGTGCAGCACCTGATCAATCTTTGAGAGGGCGGGCTTTGGCTCGCCCCTCCCCTTCCTTTTCAGGAGCATGAGCAATGCGTGACATCCATTCGGACATCACGGCTGTTACCGCGATCGGTGCAGTCGTTCTGGCAGCGGACAACACCCCTGCCGCCATCGACCTTCGCGGCTATAACGCTGCGGAAATCCTGCTCGCCATCGGTATCGGCGGCATCACCTTCAGCGGTTCTAACAAGGTCGAGTTCGTCCTGACCCATTCGGACGATGACTCGACCTATACCGCTGTTACCACGGCGGACATGCTTGGCGTGACCGTCGCAAGCGGCGGAATTATCAAGTCGCTGATCGCCGCCCACGCCGCCGCCGCGACGTATCGTTTCGGCTACAAGGGTGGCAAGCGCTACCTGAAGCTGCTGGCCGGCTTCTCCGGCACGCACGGCGCCGGCACCCCGATTGCTGCGGTTGTCCTGAAGGGCAATGGTTTCAATCAGCCTGAAGTCAATCAGGCCTAAAATGCAAACCCAAGCCCCCTCAAGGACGGTAGAGCCGTCCCTTTCTCTGCTGACTCTTGAGGGGGTGAAGGAACATCTGCGCGTATTGGACGAGGATAGCGACAGCCTGATCGAAGGCCTAATCGAAGCCGTAACCGCCCATCTGGACGGCTACACCGGCATCCTTGGCCGCGCACTTCTGCCGCAGACATGGGCGATGAAGATCGGTGCCTTCCCGTCCTGTGGCATGATCCGTATACCGCTCGGCCCCGTCATCGGGACGCCGACGATCAGCTATTACAACACGGCTGGCACGGTTCAGTCATTCTCCAGCTTCTATCTGGTGGCGGACGCTATCGGCCCCGCGATCGTCCTGCACGATACCGCCAACTGGCCGTCCACCTTCACCCGCCCCGACGCAGCTACCCTGACATGGCAATGCGGCTATGCGGACGCCGATGCTGTTCCTGCTGCGATCAAGCAGGCGGCGTTGCTGATGATTGGCCATTGGTTCGCTAATCGCGAGGCGGTGGCCGCGCCGCAAGCCGAATTGCCTCTGACTGTTTCCGCTCTTCTCGCGCCATATCGGAGCGTTGGGCTGTGAAAGCCAACCGCCCCCACAAAATCGAGATCCAGCGCGCAGGACCGCCAGTAGACGACGGCTACACCACCATCCCCGGCCCATGGGCGACATGGTGCATGGAATATGCGGCGATCTACTACGGCACCGGCACCGAGCAACGGCAAGCCGCGCAGGAACAGGCGGCTCAAACGGCATCATTCGAGGTGCTGAGTAATGCCAAGACGCGGGCCGTGAGCGTCGGCGACCGGATCGTCTACGGCGGCGGCAATTGGGATATCACCGCGCATAACGACCTTGGGTTGAATGACGGGGTTCGGATTACTGCGGTCCGGGCGGCGGCGTGATGGCACGCGGCGGTTCACGCATGACCGGGTTCAGGGAAGCATCCCGCCAGTT